ACATTATCAAACACATATGTATTTGTTCCAAACCAAGGGGTTGCGGTTGATGGTGTTATAGCTGGTGGTGACTATCCATACACACTAGTTGGCGTAGGAACTGATGCTGTCATAACTGGTGGTGGAGATTATACTCCATACTGGTTCCAAAATGCAACTGCAAATGGCGTAGAAAGACCATCACAGAAGATTGGTATTTCTATTGGTGCATTGACCTTCAAGTGTGCTAAAGATAACTATGCAACTGAACATGCATATCCAAGACCAACAGACCCTGCTGCTGGTGTTAATCTAGGAATCATATCTGCAACAACAAACACTTTTGAAGTCAGAGTTGGTGTTTCTACAATCGAAGAACGTTCAATATCAACATCCACATATAACCCTGCAACAGGTGAGTTTGTGATGAATGTCGGTGCTGGACACTCATATATCAATGAATCAGCTCACACAATTTCGACGGCAACGTATAATCCTAGTACTGGTGTACTAGAACCAACCATCGCAAATCATGGTTTTGTTGCTGGTGAATATGTTAAGTTCGACCTAGAATCTATATCATTCAAATGCGATCAAGATGGATACACTGCAACCAAGGCATATCCAAGATATTCTGATCCATTCTTAAACACATGGTTGCCAATATACAACGTTGGGGTAAATACATTCTCCGTAAATGTTGGTGTATCTACTATTGTAAACGCACACTGGTTCCAGAGTGCAACAACAGGTGGTCTTAAGAAAGCAAGAGACACTGTTGGTATCAATACTGCATCCATAATATTCACATGTGCTAGAGATAATTACGCAACAGAACATGCATATCCTCGTCCTGATGACCCCATAGGTGGTAACGTATCTGTTGGTATTGGTTCTACATCCGCTGACACCATAACAATCAACGTTGGTGTATCAACAATAGTTAATTACAATATTTCAACTGCATCATACACTGCAAGCACAGGTATTATGACTGTGTTCTCTAATGTTCATGGATTCAATGGATCATATCAAAGAAACATAGATTTTGCATTTTATGACGCTGTTTCTGGTATCTTAACTGTGACATGCAGTAATCATGGTATGGTTACTGGTAACAGAGTTCAAATTGCAAGAGATTCACTTAGATTCAGATGTAAGATGGATGGCAGAAAGTCCATCAAGAGTTACCCTAGAAGGCATGACCCATCAGATCAACAATGGTTGTCAGTTACAACTGTAGATTTAGATAATTTTACAGTCAATGTAGGAACATCTCCTCTTGTTTACCATAGTCCCACAAGTGGATCATATGATCCTTTCACTGGATTGATGACAATTGATATTGGTTCTCATACTCTCAAAAAAGGAACTTCTGTCAAGTTAAAAACAAACGGATTCAAATTTACCTGTGCATTAGATAATCATGCGACATTCCACTATTACCCAAGGAAATCTGGCATTAATGGCCCAGATCCTGCTTACAATACTGCTGTTAAGATTACTGCTACTACAGATACCACAATTACTCTGGATGTAGGAACATCATCTAATCAGACTGAACACATACTTGTATCTGCTGTCAACAATGCAGTTATCAGTGGTGGTGCATATGTTCATACATTTGAAAATGCAGAACTAGGTTCTCTACTAATAGCAAGAGACACTGTTGGTCTTGCAACTGATTCATATACATGGAGATGTGCTCAAGACAACTACGCCACAGATCACACATATCCAAGAACAACCGATCCTATACACAATGTAGAAGTTGGTATTGTAACTACTACTCTCGATACATTCACTATTAACGTAGGTATCACATCTAGAGTTGTTTATAATGTAACTAATGCAACTTACGATGCAAACAGTGGATTAGCAACATTAACTACAGACTCATCTCACGGATTATCAACTACAACATCAGTAGGATTGATGACTGGTGGATTAGTTTACTCATGTTCTATGGATCAATATGCAACAGAACATCCTTATCCTAGAACTACAGACCCAGCACACAATGCTGCTTTATATCCAACTGCCGTTACATCTAATAATCTTACTTTGAATGTTGGTGTTTCTACAAGAGTAGAATACAATATCAATCATGCAGATTACCATGAGTCAATAGGTATCATGACTGCATATCTACCCACCGTTCATGGCATTACAACTGCTGCTGGTGTTGGTAGAAATGTTAAATTGAAAACTGAGTCTATATTGTTCTCTTGTTCTCAGGATAACTATACTACAAAACAATTCTATCCAAAAGGCGGAGATCCTTACTATAACGGTTCATTAATCACTAGAGTCATTAACAATACTACCATAGAAACACAAGTAGGCCCATCTACTACACCTAGTTTCTACAATTCTGGTGGTAAGATTCAAGGTGTTATACTTGCTCCTAGACTTAGAAACAACTCTCCAAGTGGAACTGACTTTGCAGCTGGTGGTACATTTGTAGACAAGATTATTGATAGTAAGACTTATGTTGTAAATGTTGGTATTTCAACCGTAGATCATATCTACAACAGAGCTGGATTATCACAAAAAGGAAAGAGAATTGCATCATCTATCGAACAAGGATACTCTGGATTTGATGTAGTCGAAAAATTAGACCCTGCAAACTTCCGTGTTAACGCTGGAGTGACAACTCAAATTGCATTGTATAAGAGAGGTGGTCAAGTCACTAAACCAGTATTTGTTGATATCGCTGAACCAGACGGATATTTCAACAGAGATTTGGAATATGTCTCAGGAACATCTGGCATAGGAACAAATGCTACAGTAGATTTCCGTATCAATGTTGATGGTAACATTAATGAGTTTAGTGTAACTGAGGAAGGAACAGCATTTAAGGTTGGTGATAAATTAACAGTCAGTGGTATTGCCACAGATCCAAGAGTAGGTGTATTAACAGAATTCCAATTAACAGTTGAAGAATTAGAAAATGATAGTTTCTCTGGATTCTATCCTGGCCAGTTTATCCTATTTGATGATATTGCACCATTCTTCAATGGATCTCGTAAGAAATTTACACTATCAGTAACCACAAGTGGAAACACTGAAATACTCAGTCTTAAGACTTTGCCTGGTAGTGATATGGATATTACAAATAATATCTTCATCTATATCAATGATATACTACAGACTCCAAACTCATCTTACATATTCAAGGGTAGTAGAGTCATCTTCTCTGAGGCACCAAAAGCAAACTCCAAGTGTGCAGTATTCTACTACAGAGGTTCCAAGAGAGATGTTGAGACTGTAGATCCAGTTTCATCATTGAAACCTGGCGACACTGTTCAGATTAAAGAAAATAGATTAGATGTCACAGACATAGATCAGTTTGAGAGAACATCTAAGAGAATTATTGCTTCTGATCTACTTGAAACATTTACATATAACAGTATTGGAATCAACACTGCTCAGGATGCAGAAAGACCTCTTGCCTTAGAAAAACAAAGGACTGATAAGATCTTATCGGGTGTATTAGTATCTAAGTCAAGACCTAGTTTGACAAGTAAGGTACTACCTACCACAAGACTTATTAAGAACGTTGGCAAGACAGACGATACCATCTATGTTAATAATGTATTCCCAATATTCACTAATATTGATAAGTTAACACAGTCAGAAAGGAACATTCAAATATTTGATGACAATGATGTATTGCCTGGATTGGTCACATCTGTTGTTTCTACATCTTCTAGTATATCATCACTAACTATTGGTTTTGGTGGTACAGGATATTCAAACTTAACAAGTCCAAAGGTTGCAATATCAAGTGCTTTAATCAAACGTGAAGATCCAATTAAGGCATGGAGATTTGATGGAATCAGTGGTGTCATTCATGTTGTAGAGTGGAAAGCAATTACACAGGAAGAACCAATCGTTGCTGTTGGATCAAGTAGTTACTATATCAACACTAAGAGTGGTAGTTTCTGGGAAAGAGGACAAATTGGATTTGGTAACACAGTTCAATTCACTGGTGTAGGTGTAGGATATTCTGATAGTTCTACTAACAAATATGTCATGGCAGTTGGTGGCGGAGGTGCAATGGCAAGAGCTGTTTCTATAGGTAACAGTCTCTCTAGTTGGGATGTAATTGATTTGAAAGAACAGAGATCAATCCCTGCGATTGGACAAGTCAATACATTCGACAGTACATATATTGGTAACTTCCAAGATGTAGTTTGGGAAGGTTCTATTGATACATGGTGTGCTGTTGGTGCTGCTGGATCTATCTTTACTGCTGTTGGTCTTACGACTGCTGAAGCATTTAGTCAATACTCAGGAACATTACAGACTCTAAACTCTATTGCATTTGGTCAAGGTGAATTTATTGCAGTTGGTAATGGTGGTGCTGTTATTGCTTCCAATGATGGTTTGATCTGGTCAGATAAGAATAGTAATACTGTTCAAGATATCAATGATGTAATCTATGATGGTAATAAGTTTATCTTTGTGGGTAACAACGGAACAATCGGTATTTCTACAAATAAAAACTTCTGGCAACCTTGGAGTCAACAGTTGCCTGCTGGTACACAACACCCTGCAACGTTTGATTTCCAAACTATCAAATACTACAATAACTTCTATATTGGTATTAGTACAGTTGGTGAGATGTATTATTCATTCGACTTGGCAAACTGGAACTATAGACCAATACCTCATTCAAATCAAATTAGAGATCTTGCCCTTACTGGATTTGGTGACTTCAATAGTAGTAGGATAATTGCAGTTGGAAGTGGTACTACTCAATTCTATGCAGATCCAATAATAAATAGAGCGACTGCAACCGCATCTGTAACTGCTGGAGTTATTACTTCCGTCACTATTACAGATGGTGGATTTGGTTATGATGTTGGTAGTTCACCTCCAGTTATCGTTGAAACTGATAAGACTAAAAAGGAAGATATATTCTCTATCAATGCAAAAGGCGACTTTGGTGACATTGTTGGAGTAAATACATACATGCCTGGTTCATCAGAGAGATTACCTAGATTGGAATTTACTCTGAGATCTCAAAATAACGATAATACAAACTTAGGTTATGGTTATTCTTCACTAAACTCTCTAGGAGTTAACTTTAGTGGATTACAGAAAGGAGATTTCTTTACTGTCTTTGACAGTCCTCTAGTTGTTGGCCATGCACTTACTGGTATTACAACATCTACTGGATCAAGAGTACCTGTTGGAATGGTCACTGCTGGTGATTATCTCGGTGGTGTATTCAGAGTAGAGGAGGTCACTGGAGCTGGTGATGCCGTTTCTGGACTTACAACTGTAACTTGTTCTTTCTTGCCTGGCCCTACATCTTTTGGAAACAATCAAATTCAAGTAGGTCTTGCTGGAACTTCAAATGTTGACACCTTCTGGGGTAGATACAGCTGGGGACAAATCTTTGGTTATCAGAACCGTGGATCAGGTAATCCTGATGAGTTCTTTGTCAATACTATGAATGGAAACACTGGACTATCTACTGCTTCTGTAGTCTCCAGAAAGAAACCACTAACTTAACCCATAAATAAAACAAAAAGACTAGTTTTTTTAAAATGCCTGCCATAATATCCGAACAGTTTAGAATTTTAAATGCCGAAACTTTTGTACAGAGTTTTGTCGGAGTCGGATCTACTGTTAACAAATACTACGCCTTTATGGGATTACCAAATTCCATAGAGCCAAAGGCAGGCGGTACTGCCACATGGGCGACTAACACCCCTGCACCTTTAGATGGATTTGAAGAAGAGTATTCTATCAAAGAATCTATAATTGCTATGAAGAAAGTGACTGACAAGGATGTTCGCAGACTTGTTAGAAAAGTGTCATGGGTTGCTGGTACTACCTATGAAATGTATAGACATGACTATAATATTTACAATTTAACACCAATTACTTCACAGGGTAGTTTGTACGAAGCAAATTACTACATAGTAAATGAAGACTTGAAAGTTTACATCTGTCTGCAAAATGGATCAGACCCTGAGAACCCAAAGGGTAGGCCTTCATATGACCAACCCACATTTGTTGACCTTGAGCCAAGGGCAGCTGGCACTAGTGGCGATGGTTACGTTTGGAAATACCTTTATACGATTAAACCATCAGAGATCGTTAAATTTGACTCTATTGAATACATACCAGTGCCCGAAAACTGGGGAAAGGAAGGCGAGACTATTGCAACAAAGGCTAACGCTATAGATGGAAAAATCGAAGTTGTGGTTGTTGATAATCGAGGCTCTAACTATCAACCAATCTCTACATCTTTTGCCAATGTTCCAATTCTCGGAGATGGATCAGGAGGAAAGGCTACAATTACGGTTGATTCTTTCGGAAAGGTATCTGAAGTATTTGTTACTGACGGAGGAGAAGGATATACCCACGGATCAATACAGTTTTTCCCAGGCGCTCCTGGCTCTGAGTCTGGCGGTGTTCTTGCTAACCTTACCAATACTGGAATAGGAACAACATCTGCTGCAAGTTTTAGTGTAATTATTCCACCTAAAGGTGGTCATGGACATGATGTTTACAGAGAACTAGGAGCATATAGAGCATTACTATATTCTAGATTTGAGACAATAGAAACTAACCCAGACATTATTGAGGGTAATGATTTTGCTAGGGTTGGACTAATAAAAAATCCCACTGTATTTGGTAGTAGTACAGAATTACTAGACACTGCCATGGTGAGTGGATTGAAGGCAATCAAAATGGCTGGTCTTACAACAGGAACAACTTATGCAGTTGATTCTGAAATAACTCAGACAGTTGGTTTAGGATCTACTGCAATTGGGTATGTGGCATCTTGGGATAAGGTGACTGGCGTATTGAAATACTATCAACCTATGGGTCTTGCATCTAGTGAAACTGGATACAAGATTATTCCATTTACATCTAATCCTGACCCAGGCTACGGTGTTACGATTAATGGATCGTCTGTAACAGGTTCTTTATTATCTGTTGACACCAGTTATAACGGTGTAAGTACCTCAATAAATAATAAAGTCTATCAACTTGGTATGAGTTTTAGTGCTGGCATATCTTCAGCAGAATTCAATACTAAGTCAGGTGAAATAATCTATATTGATAATCGAACTGCAATTCCTCGTTCTGCTAGTCAGAAAGAAGACATCAAAATAGTGCTGGAGTTTTAAAGAAAAATGCCACAAAATACGAACTTAAATTCATCTCCATACTTTGATGATTTTGAAGAGTTAAAGAATTATCAAAGGGTACTATTCAAACCAGGCTTACCTGTACAGTCTAGAGAACTCACCACATTACAATCTATTCTTCAGAATCAGATTGAAAAGTTTGGTAAGCATTTTTTCAAGGAAGGTTCTGTTGTAATTCCTGGCCAGATCGCTTATGATTCTGATTATACGTCTGTTCAGATTGATGATAGTCATTTAGGTATCCCTGTTCAACTTTATCTTAACAATTTAAAGGGGAAAAAAATTAAAGGTGAAACAAGTGGTGTTACTGCTAAGGTAGAAACTTTTATTACAAATAGAGAATCAACGAAAGGGGCATATACTTTATACATCAAATATCAAAGTTCTAGTGACACTGATTTTTCTAGAGCGACTTTTGCAGATGGAGAAAACTTACTACTCGAAGAAGATCTTAACTACTCTCTTTCTAGTATAAGGGCTGGTGGTAGTTTTGCAACTACAGTAATTTCAAATGCAACTGCAACTGGTGCTGCAGCAAAGATTGCTCAGGGTGTTTACTTTATCAGAGGTTTCTTTGTCACTGTTGCCGACTCTACAGTTATTCTTGATCAATATACAAATGCACCTTCATACAGAGTTGGTTTATTAGTCAAAGAGGAATTAGTTACTGCTTCTGCTGAGAACAACGATCTCTATGACAATGCAAGAGGTTTCTCAAACTTTGCAGCGCCTGGTGCTGATAGATTCAAACTATCCACAACTCTCATCAAAAAATCACTTACTGATTTGAATGATGAAAACTTCATCGAATTGATGAGGATTGAAAATGGTGAATTACAAAAATTTGTAAAGGAATCAAGTTATAATTTAATTCGTGATGAGTTGGCAAAAAGAACATTTGATGAATCTGGACATTACTATGTAAATCCATTTAATGTCACTGCCAAAGAGTGCCTAAACAACAGAGTTGGTAATGATGGTGCATTTTATTCAGACCAGTTAACTCAACAAGGCAACGTCCCTACAGACGATTTGATGTGTTTGAATATAGGGCCAGGAAAGGCATACATCAAGGGATATGAGGTAGAGACAATAGGAACTACAACTCTTGATATAGAGAAACCAAGAACCACAGAGAGAATTACAAACGAAGCAATACCATTTAGTGTAGGAAGACAAATAGAACTCAATCATGTAAGTGGTTCTCCTCCTGTTGGAATAGGCACAGACTCATATGTTAATCTCTTCAATAAGAGGACTGTGACTGTTGGAGAAGGCAGTGGATTGCAAGTTGGTGTTGCTAGACTTTATGATCTAAAATTAAAGAATGTAGGATATGCTGATTCTTCTACCTTATTTGAATCTGCTCTATACGACATTCAAACATTTACATATCTTCAATTGAATACAGGGACTAGTGTAACTCTCCCATCTTATGTTGAAGGTAAGAATAGTGGTGCAACTGGATATGCCTACGAAGCTGCAAATAATTCTACACAGTTAGTTTTATATCAAGTTAATGGTACATTCCAGACTGGCGAACAACTAGAAATCAACGGAGTTGATGTGTCTAGAAGTATTTCTAGAGTAGAAGATTATGGTATTGATGACGTTAAACAGTTAGTCGGAAATGATCCTACAAACTTCAAATTCAGTGCAGATGCTGTATTGAATTTAGGTCATTTGTTGGCACCTACTGCAACTCAATATACTGTCAGTCAAGCTGTTGCCTCTGCATCTACTATAACCTCCCCTAGTGCGGACTTCACCAGTGTTGGTATCAAAACTGGAGATATAATTCGGTATAGTGTTGCTGGTAATAATGTTCCAACATTCAATAGTGTCACTGGATTTACAGCACAGTCAATTACTCTTGAAGCCGTCTCTGATGTTACAAATGTAAACTCTGGTTCCTTGCCTACAAGTGATGTAAATGTCAATGATTTATTTAAAGTTACTTTAGAAGTAAAAAATAACTCTAGTGCCTTTTTATTCAGTGAACTAACTAAAAATAATGTTGCATCTGTGGATCTAAATGGTGCGGATCTTGTATTTAAGAAATCATATGCGATCACAGTTGCTGGAAATGCCTTTAGTGGAACATTAGAAACTGATGCAAATTTAACACTAGAACCATTCGACGAAGAAGACTACAACCTTTCTTTCAAGAATACTGGTGTCATAGAATCACTAACTAATCAAAAATTAACAGTCAGTGGCAGAACAGTTACATTATCTGGATTGTCTGTGGCATCTGGTGATGCTGTATTGACAGTAACTTTCAGAAAGGTAAATGTAAAACCAAAATCAAAAATATTAAAGAGAGCTACAACATACACAGTTAATAAATCCGCAAAAACTCAGTCAGGGACTGGGTTAATGAAGTTAAATGATGGATTAACTTACGACACTACCTATGGTAATAGAGTGCAAGATAAGAGATTATCTTTAGGTGTCTGTGATGTTGCATATGTTCTTGCTGTATTAGAATCTTCTACTACAGACGATCCACAGTTACCCACACTCCAATTAACAAATTTAAACTCCAATCTGTTGAACGCCATCAAGGGTGAAAATATAATTGGTAAAACTTCTGGTGCATCGGCAGTATTTGTAGAAACCAATGGTTCAAATGAAGTTAATTTCATTTACCAAAATGAAAATACATTTGAAGTTGGAGAAACAGTTACTTTTGAAGAAACAAATGTTCAAGGAACAGTTCAAACATTTGTTCCAGGCGATAGAGATATTCAAAATAACTTTGAATTTGATCCTGGCCAACAGTTAGATTATGTTGATTTTTCTGCACTTGTAAGAAGACCCAATACAGAGGCTCCTACAAGAAGAATTACTGTTATCTACAACAACTATGTGATTGATAATTCTGATCCAGGCGACTTTGTAACTGTCAACTCATATGACGAAAAGTTATATAAGGATAGTTTACCTAGTGTTGGTGGATTATATGCTTCAGATATTATTGATCTAAGACCAAGAGTTACATCATCAATATCTGGTAGATCACCTGGCGAGTTTTTGGCTAGACAATTTGTGCCTGGCACATCTTCAACAACACATGTAATTGCACGAGATAAAAACTTTAATATTTCATATGATTACTACGTTGGTAGAATAGATAAACTCTTCTTGAGTAAAGAGGGTATATTCTCTATGGTAAAGGGAGTTGCTGCTGAGAATCCAAAACTACCAAACACAATCGATAATTCATTGGAAGTGGCAACCATCACTATGAATCCATATGTTTACAATACAGCTACCGTTAGGTTAGATTTAGCGAAACATAAACGATTCCGTATGAAGGATATCGCTACAATTGAAAATAGAGTAAAGAACGTTGAATACTATACATCGTTATCACTACTAGAAGTAGAAACATCAAACATGTCTCTTCGTGATCCACAAACAAACCTTGACAGATTTAAGGCAGGATTCTTTGTAGACAACTTCAAATCTGTGACATCTGGTGATGTTACCAATAGGCAATTCAAGGCATCTATTGATTCAACAGAGGGTAAGTTAAGACCACAACACTACACTACTTCTATTGATTTATTATTAGGATCAGAAGCCATAGTTGGTGCTGCTACCTCCTCAAACCCAAGTGCAGATTTCAGATTTGCAGATGATTTAGGAGATGCCAATGTTAGAAGAGTAGGTGATGTTGTATGTTTAAATTATGATGATAGTATTTTCCTAGAAAACAAATTTGCTACTAGAATTGTAAACGTAAACCCATTTGCTGTTGTAAACTGGATTGGACAGGTAGAATTAAACCCTGCCACAGATACATGGATTGAAACTAGAAGAACTGCAGCAACGTACGACATTGAGGGAAGTTTCAACTCATTCATGGGTATGACAGGTGCAGATAGTAACACTGGTCTCTCACCTATTGATTGGGGTGGTTGGGAAACAACATGGACAGGAAGAAGTTCTACACTAGGCCCTGTCACTAGAACTGATTTCTCTAGCGAAGTTCTTAGTAGAAGAACTCATAAACATGGAGAGTTTGTAGGCCCTCGTAGAGGTGGTATTCCTATCACTACAACTACACAGCTCTTAGAGAGAAGGGAAGAATTTAAAACAGAGACTACAGTTACTACTAGAAACCAAACCAGACAAGGTATACAATTCCGTGTTGGTGAAAGATTTGATACAACAAGTCTTGGAGATAAGGTAGTCAACACAGAAGTTGTTGCTACAATGAGATCCAGAAATATTGAATTTGTATGTAGAAGATTAAAACCAAATACAAGATTATATCCATTCTTTGACAACATTGACATGTCAAGGTTTGTTGTACCTAAACTCGTAGAAGTTACAATGGTATCTGGTACATTTGGTGCTGGTGAAATTGTAGAAGGAAGTCGTCCTAATTCAAATAATGATGCTATCAGATTCAGACTTGCAAATCAAGATCATAAGTATGGCCCATATAATGCACCAACACAAACATACAAACAAAACCCATACGAACCATCAGCATCTATTGCACCAACATATTCATCAACCACTACAGTTTTAAACGTTGATACTGCTTCTTTAGAACTTCAAGCTGCATCTGGATTCTACGGATATATTACTACTGGAATGAAACTAATTGGTCAGTCTAGTGGTGCGATTGCAACAGTATCCAATATTAGACTTATCACAGATAAGGCGGGAGTTCTTATTGGTTCTTTATTCCTACCAGATCCAACAGTGCCTTCTGCACCTACATTCAATACTGGTACAAAAACATTTACATTATCATCTAGTTCTACTAATGAAACTATTTCTGGATTTACAGATAGTGAAGGTTCAGCAAACTACACTGCTGCTGGAACTCTACAAACTGTAGAGGCATCAACTCTCAGAACAAGAAATGCTGATGTTCAAAGGATTCCTCAATCTGACTCTAGAACTGTAACGGAAACAGATACAAGAGAAGTTTCTCAGGTTGCTTTCACTCAAAGAACAACTCGTCAGACAAGATGGGTTGACCCTCTTGCACAATCATTTGAAGTTCCTGATATCAATGGTGTATATCTGACTAAGTGTGATGTTTATTTCCAAGCAAAAGATACAAACGAATTACCTGTTACACTTCAAGTAAGAACACTACAAACTGGTTTACCTACACAAGAGATACTACCGTTTGGTGAGTGTATTCTTGATCCAAGTGAGGTTGTATTATCTGAGGATGGATCTAAGGCAACAACATTTACATTCCCATCACCTGTTTATTGTGAGGGTGGAGGAGAGTTTGCTCTTGTTCTTCTTTCTGCATCTAATGAATACTTTGTTTACATCTCTAGGATGGGTGAAGAAGATATTACAACTGTAAATTCAGCAGACTCTGAAAAAGTCATAGTATCTCAACAGCCATTACTTGGTTCACTATTCAAATCACAGAACGGTGCTACATGGGATCCTAGTCAGTTAGAAGACTTGAAATTCAATCTATACAGAGCAGAATTTACTGCAACTTCTGGTAGAGTCAATTTCTACAACCCAGACCTTGATGTTGGAAATAGACAAATTGTTTCTCTTGCTCCTAACCCAATAGACATGGTATCTTATAATGCTGTTGTAGGATTGGCTAAGAGTTTAAGTACATCAGAACAAACTGGATTGGCAGAAGGTGTAACAATATTCCAACAAAACAATCCAAACTTTAGTGCAAACTTAAATAAAGTTTTAGGTGCGATTGGTATTGGAAGTGATCTAACAATTACTAATGCTGGTACTGGATTTGCTTCAACTTCTGTTGTTTATTCTAATGTACCTCTAATATCAGAATTTGGTAGAGGTACAGGTGCCACCGTAAACCTAACCGTATCAAACCAAGTTGCTACCGCAGCGACAGTCGCAATCGGTGGAACTGGATATGCCTCTGGTGATATTCTTACCGTGTCATCTACTGACACTGGTGGATTTGGTAAAGATTTAAGACTATCAATTCCAAATAACGTTGGTGTGATAAGTGCTTTCAATACTTTAGTCCTCGATAATATTCAAGGTGTTCCTAAAGTAGATACATCTTCAGCGATTGTATATGTTGGTGCTGGTGGCACTAATACTGTAACTGGAGGATCAGTTAAGTATCTACAAAATGTTGCTGATGGATTACATTTCCGTGTAAGACACTCTAATCATGGTATGTACTCTAACTTGGATCAAGTTGTTCTATCTGGAGTTGAACCTGATGTTAGACCTGAGAAAATAACAGCTACTATCGATTCTTCTAGTACAGATAACATAACTGTTACTAATGTTGGTGTATTTACATCATTTGAAAATGTAGAAGTAAATACTTCCAATCCAGGCTTTGCTAAGATTGGACAGGAAATTATAAGATATACTGGTGTAACCACATCTAGTTCCTCACTTAATAACATAACAAGATCTATTGATGAATCTAAGGCTGGTGATTACAATATTAACGATAAGATCTTTAAATATGAGATGAATGGTGTTTCTCTAAGAAGAATCAACACATCTCACAAGTTCTCCGACACAGATCTTGCTAAGTATCCTATTGATGTTGACCATTACTGGTTGAAGGTAGGTATTTCAAGTCGTGGAATAGACAGAGGAGTTGGTGGTGCTGCTGGTTTACCAGAGTTGTATTTTAAAGAAACTAAGTCTGGTGGTAGTTATGATCAACAGTATGTACAGGTCAACACACCATATGGCCCAATGGCAACACAGAATATTGCATTTAATGTTGTCAGACCTAATATTTCTACACTTCTCCCTGATGGAACTGATATTGTTGGAAGAATGAGAACATTCAGCAGCAATAGTCCAGATGGAAATTTAGGTGCATTTGTGGATCAAGGATTTGAACCAGTATCACTCAATAGTAATAACGAACTAACTACACCAAGATTAATTGCTTCTAAACAGAATGAATTAGATAAGTTAATTGATTTCCCAGGCAGGAAGTCATTTACATTACAGACATTCTTGACTACTCAAGATACAAAAGTTAGTCCTATGATTGACTTGGATAGAGTCAATATGATTACTATTATGGATAGACTTAACTCTAAAGTTACAAATTATGCCACAGATAGTAGAGTCAACTCTTTAGATAGTGACCCAAGTGCGGCGATATATCTCTCTAAGGTGATCAATCTTGAGAAAGCTGCAGATGGTTTAAAAGTTATGTTTGATGCCTATAGGCATTCTACAAATGATATTAGAGTATTGTATAGAGTTTTCAGAATTGATGCTCCACCACAATATCAGTTATTTGAATTGTTCCCAGGCTTTGAAAATCTAGATAATTTGGGTAGAGTTATAGATCCATCAAAGAACAACGGAAAACCAGATAGAAGAGTTCTATCGTCAACAACGGCAGAGGATTACAAAGAATATGAGTTCAATGTGAAGAATCTTCCTCAGTTCAATGGATTCCAGATCAAGATTGTAATGTCAGGTACAAACTTTGCTTATGTTCCTAAGATTCGTGACCTAAGAGCAATCGCATCTATCTAATGAAGATAAAAGTAAAAGACAGTGGATCTCTTTTCAGAGATGAAGAATCAGGAGCAATATTGAATTGTTCCAATTCTGAGTATGATAGTTACTTAAAATTGAAGAAACAAAAGATAGAAGAAACCAATGAGATGGATAAATTAAAGAATGATGTTGATGAACTCAAGGGTATGATGAAGCTAATTTTAAGTAAATTAGATAAATAACTACAATCCTACGTTTTGACAGATGACAGCAAGAAGCATCAACTTAGTTTTAGATCAAGGTGTAGATTTTGAGGCAACCTTCACTGTCAGAAATGAAGACTCTAGTGCCTTAAATTTGACAGGATACACTGGAGAAGCTAAAATAAGGAAACACCCTGCTGCCACAAAGTACAATTCTTTTATTGTAACATTCCCAAGTAGAGTGGATGGTAAAATAAAAGTAGCATTGGCTAGTACAACGACCTCTACTATAGAGGGTGGGAGATATGTGTATGATCTAGTTCTTACGTCACCTAATGCGTATAAGACTAGACCCATACAAGGAAATGTTCTCGTAATTCCAGGCGTAACGTAATGGCAAATTATCTAGTAACGCTAAACGAACCAGGCAAGTATAATGTCGGTGTAGACTATGAGATTCCCTCTAAGTCTATACAATACGGTAATATTATCGTTGGCAAAACCCCTGTTCAAGATGGAACTGAGACAACATTTTCTCTTACGGATCAGGGAGCTCCGTATAATCCAAACAATAACCAACAACTTATTGTTACTAAAAATGGTCTTTTCTTAGATCCAGCAAATGATTATAATATTTCTGGTGATAAGATTGTGTTTGCAACTCCCCCTGCAACAAATGATGACATAGTAATTATTGCTCTTGCTGCAGCTGCAGACTTAACAAGGACTGTAAACTATGTAATTGATAGTGGCAGTCTACCAATGCAAGTTGGTGACAAGGGTTCACTAACTATAGATGTTACTGGTGTGATAGAAAATATCAGAGTTTTATCTGATCAGACTGGTGATATCGTATTTGATATATCAAAAACAACATTCGCTGATTTTCCTAATTTTAATAGTATTACCAGCGGCAACAGAGTTCAATTAGTCAATACTAATAAATACTTTGATGATGTCCTAAATAATTGGACAACCACGATTACAGCGGGAGATATCCTCCGATTTGACGTAATCAGCGTGAATAATATTAGAAGGGTATTAATCTCTCTAAAATTAAAATTATAAATAACATTAGTTCTTAGTTCAACTAGACCCCTAGAGGTAGTTTTTCAATGGCATTACTCGTTCCTAATATTGGTGAAATTGAGTCGCTACGTTATCTGA